ATGCATCACCACCTTGTTTAAAAGAATCACTACAAAAAATATTATTATTAAATTTATAAATAGAACGACCAAAATCTATAATTTTAAATATTTTATTATATGTTGGAACTTTATAATATTTTTCATCAAAACAATAATATAAATATTTTTTATTTGTGTTTACGTACATAATATTATTTGTATGTAAATCATTATGTGTAAATGAAAATACTTTTTGATATGTTATTAAAGTCATAATAATTTGCATTAAACAAGCAATGAATTGTTCTTCATTTAATTCATCATCATTAATTAAACTATCTAATGTATTAATACAATATTCCATAGAAATTATTTGAATAGGAAATTTAGGTATTGTTGCTATAAGTTCTTCATTAAAATAAGAAGATGAAATTTCATTGTCTTCATCATTATCTTCATTATTGTCTTCATTGTCTTCATCCTTGTCTTCATCATTGTCTTCATCCTTGTCTTCATCCTTGTCTTCATCATTATCTTCATCATTGTCTTCATCATTGTCTTCATCCTTGTCTTCATGATTGTCTTCATCATTGTCTTCATCATTGTCTTCATCATTGTCTTTATTTAAATCATTATCATTATCATTATCATATATTTCTAATAAATCATCATCATTTGTATGAGATGTTCTAGAAGAACATGTAGTTCTACTTTTTAATGAAATATTATTAGATAATTCACTAGATGAAATATTAGATAATTCATTTATATTAATATTTTTATTTAAAGTAATAATATTTTTATCAATTTCAATTAAATTATTATCTTGTTCTTTTTCTAAATATTCATTATTATTATTTTCATTTGAAATAAATAAATCTTCAAAAATATTAGTATCAAATTCTTGTATTTCTAAATTTTTAATAGAAATATTAGATATATCTAATGGTTTTAATTTATTATTATTTTCATCTTCATTAGTATCAATAAGAAAATCATAATTTTCAACTTTAAATAAAATATTTTGATTATTATTAAAAAATTCTGATTTAATTAAATAATCAATATCATCAAAAACATTTATATTATAATTATTCTTAATTGCTAAAAATGAACCATAAAAATTTAAAGCATTAACAAAGTTATATTCATTTAATAATATACTAGATAAATGACAAAAAAATCCATCAACATAAGAAGAATTATTTAATTCTAATATTTTATTATGAATATTTTTTTCATCAAATGTTGGTAAATTAAATAAATTATCTTCTATACTATATTTTCCAACTAAATATTTAAAAGGATCTAATAGTGGTGCTAATTTTAAAAATATTTTTTTATTTTTTATTGTTTTATTATTTTTAATATCAAATATTTTTCCAATATATTCTTTTTTAATTAAATAATCATCATTTTCTTTACTTCTATTTTCTACATCTTCATCAAATATTATATTATTATCTAATTCAATATCAGTTAAATAATAATTATGATTTAAATTAATAGAATTAAAATTATTATTATTTAAATTAAAAAATCTTTTATAAATAGGAATATAATTTTGTAAATTAGTAAAATCTAAATTATTAAATTTATTAAATAGTTCATTATTTTTTCTTTTTACATAATTTATAGAATATTTCATATTAACTAAATAAAATAATATTAAAAAATTTATTTAACTTATTATAAAAAAAATAAATATATTAATTTACTAATATTTATTTTTATATAGTAATTTTTGTTTATTGTTTATTGTTTATTGTTTTTTTGTTTATTGTTTTTTTGTTTATTGTTTTTTTGTTTATTGTTTTTTGTTTATTGTTTTTTGTTTATTGTTTTTTGTTTATTGTTTTTTGGTTTTTATTTGTCGTTTTTGTTTATTATTTTTTATAATTTTTTTGTTTATTTTAAATTATTAAAATATATAAATTATAATAAAATGAATTTAGAATTAAAAAAATTTGATATGAAAACTATAAGTTTTAAAGCAAATGAATCAAAAGGCCCAGTTATTGTATTAATAGGGCGAAGAGATACAGGTAAATCATTTTTAGTTAAAGATTTATTATATTATCATCAAGATATTCCTATAGGAACAGTAATTTCTGGAACAGAAGAAGGTAATGGTTTTTATGGTAAAGTAGTTCCAAAATTATTTATACATAATGAATATAATACAGCAATAATAGAAAATGTATTAAAAAGACAAAGACAAGTATTAAAACAAATAAAAAAAGAAATGGAACAATATAGAAAAACTAATATAGACCCTCGTGCTTTTGTAATTATGGATGATTGTTTATATGATAATAGTTGGTCAAGAGATAAAATGATGAGATTATTATTTTTAAATGGAAGACATTGGAAATTAATGTTAATTATTACAATGCAATATCCATTAGGTATTCCTCCAACTTTAAGGACAAATATAGATTATGTTTTTATTTTAAGAGAACCATATATTGTAAATAGAAAAAAAATATATGAAAATTATGCAGGTATGTTTCCAACATTTGAAAGTTTTTGTCAAGTAATGGATCAATGCACGGAAGGATATGAATGTTTGGTAATAAATAATAATGCAAAATCAAATAAATTACAAGACACAGTTTTTTGGTATAAAGCAGATGCTCATAATGATTTTCATCTAGGTAGTAAAGAATATTGGGAATTAAGTAAAAGTTTAACAGATGATGATGATGATTATAGTAGTTATAATAGACCGTATGATCCAAGTAATGTAAAAAAGAAGTCATCTGGACCAAAAATAGCAGTAAAAAAATCTAATAAATATTAAATAAAATTAAATTAAATTAAATTAAATTAAATTAAATTAAATTAAATATAAATAATATTAAAATAATATTAACAATAATATAAAAATAAAATGAAAATATTAAATAAAATCATAATGTTTTCAATTATTTTATTTTCAAATAAAATAAATTATTCTTTATCTTTTTATAATAATATAAATAATAGATTATTTATAAAAACAAATATAGTAAATTTAAATACTTATAAAAATGTATTAAATAAAATAGAAACAAAATTAAATTTAAAAAAATCAAATTCAAATTTTAATAAATTATTAAATTTTGAACCAAAAACAGAAAATCAAAAAATTTATTATAATAATTTAAAAAATCAAGAAGAAAAGAAAATTTTTATTTGTTATGGACCACCTGGAACAGGAAAATCTTTTATTTCTTGTGTTTCTGCTTTATATAAATTAGAAAAAAAAGAAATAGATAGAATAATAATAACTAGACCTGCTGTTTCTGTAGAAAACGAAGATCATGGATTTTTACCAGGTGATTTAAATAAAAAAATGCATCCTTGGGTGTCTCCTATTTTAGATATATTTGATGAATTCAAAGGATTTAAAGGTGGAGAAAAAATGTTAAAAGATGGTTCTTTAGTTATAATTCCATTAGCATTTATGAGAGGTCGTACATTTAAGAATTCAATTATTATTGCTGATGAAATGCAAAATTCAAGTCCAAGACAAATGAAAATGTTATTAACTCGTTTAGGAAATAATAGTAAAATAATAATAAATGGAGATTTAGAACAAACTGATATACATTTTGAAAATGGATTAAATAATTTAATAAATTTATATAATAATTATGAAAATAAAAATAATTTGAAATATTTTGATTTTATAAAAATGACAAAAAATGATATTCAAAGAAGTAAAGTAGTAGAAGAAGTATATAGTTTATATAATAATGAAGATAATAATAATAATAATAATAATTATATTATAGATTATATTAATTCAGATAATATAACTAATATAACTAATATATTTGATAATATAAATGATATAAATGATAAAAATAATAAAAATAAATTTATACCTAGAACTAATATAAGTAATACAATTTATAAAAATGACTACAATGACTATAATGAATTAGATGAAATGATTTTTTTAGATGATAGGGTAGATGAAAATGAAAATGAAAGTAAAAATAAAATTAAGAATAAGAATAAAATTATTTATAAAAATAAAATAATTAAAGTATATTCTAATAAAAATTTTAATATAAATAATACAAATATAAATAATAATGATGATTCAGCACTAATTCCAATAAATCATGACTATTTTTATAAAGTAATATAAAAATATATAAAATAAATATTTATAAAATATAAAATAAATATTTATTTAAGATATATAAAATTATAATATTATTCTTTTTTTTCTTCATCTTGATTATTATTTAAAGAAAAAGGACCACTTACTAATTCAGAACGGCCATAATCCGTTTGTCCAGTAACAATATTATCACTTTCAAATAATTCACTTCTAATATCAGAAACAGAAATATTTTCATTATTTTGTTTAAGTTCATTTAATTTACTTTCTTGAGTATTATTAATACCAACTAAATTTCCTTCTTCATCAATAGTTTGTGTAATATTATTACCATATTTTTCAGCATTCTTTTTATTTTCTTCAATTGCTTTTCTTTTAGTTTCTTTAACTCTAGCTTCAAAAGCAACTTTAGCAGCTTCTTCATTTTTCTTCTTTTCACTAACAAGTTGATTAAGTTCTTCTTCTAAATATTCAACACGACCTGTTTTATATGCTTCAGGATCCCAACATAACCATTCTCCAATTGGACCAACAAAAATATCAAAATTCGGGTCTTGTTCTCTTAAAAGTTTAGCTCTTAGTTCAGCTTCTTCTTGTGTAGCAAAATTTCCCCGAGCTTTAAAACCTCTTACTGATGTTTGAAAATTAAATTTATTATTAAATTTTTTATCTAATTCGTTTTCATTTCTATCAATAAATGTTTTATAATCATCTTCAATATTAGATGAAATAATAACTTCTCTTTCTTCTTTAACAAAACCATCATAATCTTTCATAATATCTTCAAAATTTAATTTATATTTATAACTTAAAAAGTTTAAAAATTGACTAAATTTTTCCATAGATTTAGAAAAATCCCATTGTTTTAAAAATTCCTCAAAATAAAACATTTCTTTTTGTTTTAAAATTTTATCTGGTGATACAAAGGAAAAACATCCAAATGATTGTCCTGAAATAGGTTTATCAACTTCTAATAAATCAACATATTTAGAATTTGGTTTTCCATTTTTTGTTAATTTTTTTTCAAATCCTTTAGATTTATTTAATTTAGAAAAAGTAGTCATTATATTTTAAATATTAAAATATAATTTTAAGTATTTTAATTTTTAAATATATTATTAAAATATTCTTAAAATATTATTTAAGACAAATAATTATTTTTTTTCTAAATTATTTATATAAATGTTAGATTTAAATGAACTAGCACGAAGAATTGTTAAATATTTAGTAGAAGGTCTTATGGTCGCTATTGCAGCATATGCTATTCCTAAGAGGTCATTAAATCTTGAGGAAATTACTCTTCTCGCTTTAACTGCCGCAGCAACCTTTGCTATCCTTGATACTTACATGCCAAGCATGGGCTCAAGTGCAAGGCAAGGAACTGGTCTAGGTTTAGGTTTACGATTATCTGGTTTTAATATGTAATTAAATAAATACATAATTAAATAAATAATCAAATAGAAAAAAAGAAAATAATAATTAGAATATTTTATATTATTATGAATATTTGTTATAATAATATAAAAGTTAATAAACAATTTATTAACTCTATTTATACAAGAAATAAACCAAAAATAAATATAAATTTGATATGTAAAAATAATAAATATTATACCTTAGTTATGAATGATCCTAATGCTCCTATCGGAAATTATATACATTGGGTAATTATAAATTTAGTTTGTAATAATAATATAATTACTTTAGAGAATAATGGAATAACTTTAGTAAATTATAAAAAACCATCCCCTCCAAAAAATAGTAATATTCATAATTATATTTTTAGTTTATATGAACAAGATGATTTAATTATATTAAATTCAAAATTAATTTCATCAATACCTAATGTTATTAATAATATAGATTTATTAAATTTAATAAAGATTTCAAAAAAAACACCAATTGTAAGTAATTATTTTATAAGTTATTTTACAAATAATAAAAATAATAAAAATAATAAAAATAATACAAAAAAAATAATTAGAAAATTTGGTGGAAAAACAAAAACAAAAACAAAAAATAAAAAAAATTAAAAATTAAACAGTTGGTAAAAATTCCCAATTTAATTCAATACATATTTGTTTCCAAATATCATCTTGTTCTATTAATTTTTCTCTATCTTTTAATAAAGGTATATCATTTAAATATTTTTCTTCATTTAATAATTCACAAAATTTATAAAGAACATAATAATAATTTAAAAAATTTACTCTATTATTAGGACAAACTTTGGCATAAGGTGCTTGAATTTCAAGAAAAAGATTACAAAGGGTTTCTTCTAATTCATTACTAAATACGGGTGGTTTAATTCCTAATTTATTTTTTATAAAAGCAATATGTTCATAATATTTATTAAAACCTAATTTTTTTAAAATTTCTTTAGTTTTATTATGATTTAAATGACTATAATTAATTCTTTCTTTTTCAATTTGTAATTTAATTTGTTCTATAACAATATCTGGTATTTGTGTAGTTTCTTTTCCTTGAAATTGTGCTAATATTTCTTTAAAATGATTAATTTTTTTATAAGCATAAAAACAAACCTCTTTGGGTGGTTCTTTATAAGATGGTTTTTCATTTTCAATAAGATAAGGAATATTAACTCCACAATTATTACAAATTAATATTCCTTCATCATCGTAAGGTATTAATTCACCTTTGTAGCAATATTCGCATATATCTGTTTGTTTTATATAATTATTTATATCTAAAAAACTAATATCAATATTAGTTAAATATTTTTGAACTATATTTTTATTTAGATTTTCATTAATAATATTATTATTAATATTATTATTGTTATTATTATTATTAATATTATTATTAATATTATTATTATTTATTTTAAAAAGATTAAATAATTTTTGATTTTTAGATGAAAAATTAATATTATTTTGATTATTTATAGAAGAAATTGTTGTTGTTGTTATTGTTTTTGTTATTTCATTATTAATTAATTCCTTACTTTTTTGATAAATATTATTGTTTGTATTATTATTAGTTTCATCATTTTTAAGATTTTCAATATTTTTTTTATTTTCAAAATATTCAAAAATATATTTTGAATTTGATAAATAATATTCATTCTTTTTGTAAATTAATTCTTTAATCAAATTATCAATTTCAATTATTCTATCTTTAATTTCCATAACATTTTCAATATTCATTTTTTTATTTTTTTGGAGTTTTAATAATAATTCATTTTTTTCATTTTTAAGTTGTGGTATAATTTCATTTTCATTTTTAATAAATTCATTTACAAATTCTTTATGTTTTCCATCTAATGTTGTTGTATATTTTCTACATATTTTTATTTTTTTTGATGTTTTTGGTTTAAAATTAGGCATAATAATATAAAATAATATATATTTAATTTATAATTAAAAAAATAAATATATTATGGATATAATAATAAAATTAAAACAATTACCTATTGAATTACAAAAATTAATATTTTTTGAATATTTATCTTTATTTAAAAATAGAAATGGTAAAATAATGAATCAATTAGAATTAAATAAAATAAATAATTTTGAAAATAAATATATAGAAATAGTAAAAATAAAAAAATTATTATTTATTTGGAATATAAGAATATAATTTATTATTGAATTATTAGATTATAAAAAAATAAATAATTTGAATTAAATAATTTAAATAAATAGTTTTATATAAAATACATAATAGAAAATATTATTTTAAAATATGGAATTTATAAAATTAGAAATAGAAAATAATATTGAAACAAATTATAATAATTCTAATTTAAACTTAGATACAAGTTTAAATTCTTTATCAATTTCAAATTTAGATACAAAATCAAGTGAAAGTTTAGATTTAGGTTTAGGTTTAGGTTTAGAATTAACTAATAATTTAGATTTTATGATCAATTATGAAATTTATGAAAAAAATTTAATAGAACAATTAATGTTAAGAACTTGTGAATTAGCATATAAAGGAATAGAAAAAAATTGTGGTCCTTTTGCTTGTATAATAACAGATGGAAGTTTTAATATAATAACAGAAAATAATAATAATGTAGTTTCTAATATAGATCCAACAAGTCATGCTGAAATAAATTCAATAAGAGAAGCATGTAAAATATTAAATAATTTTAATTTACAAGATTATAAATTATTTAGTAGTTGCGAACCTTGTCCTATGTGTTTAGGTGCAATTTATTGGTCTGGAATTAAAGAAGTATATTATGGTGCTTCAAAAATAAATTCTCATAAATATGGTTTTAGTGATAAATTTATATATGATGATATAAAAAAAAGTAAAAAAAATAGAAAAATAAAAATGGAGCAAATAAAAACAGATAATATAATAAAAAGTTTTAAAGAATGGGAAAAAAAAAAGGATAAAATATTATATTAATAATTTTTCTTTTTTCTTTTTTCTTTTTTCTTTTTTTATTTAGAATAATTTAATATAAATGTAATAATAGTATTATGTTTATTTATTAATAAAATAATCATATAATATAATAATGTCTAATAATATAGAAATAAATATACAATTAGACAAAAAATTTAATTTAGAAAATGAATTAAATATAGATAATAATAAAATGAAAAAAATGATATTTATATTTAATGCTTTAAATAATGGTTGGACTATAAAAAAACAAAATAATAACTATATATTTTCAAAAAATCATGAAAATAAAAAAGAATTATTAGATGAAAATTATTTATTTAATTTTATTTCACATAACATAAACATTAGTAATATTTGAATAGTAATATTTGAATTAAATGAAAAAATATAAACTAATTATAAAAATTAAATTAATTGAGTTAAAATTAATTTAATTCCCAAAAATTTTTTTCTTTAGCATTATTATAAAATGGGAGGCGGATTAATGCAACTCGTCGCTTACGGAGCTCAAGATGTATATCTTACTGGAAACCCTCAAATTACTTTCTGGAAAGTTACTTATCGTAGGTACACAAACTTTGCTATTGAGTCAATTGAACAAACATTCAATGGACAAGCAGATTTTGGTCGTCGTGTTCAATGTACTATTAGCCGTAATGGTGATTTAGCTTATAGGACATATCTTCAAGTAACTCTTCCTGAAATTAATCAACTTATGGGTGTTGCTTCTTTAACTGTTTTTGGTTCTGGTGTCTATGCTCGTTGGTTAGA